ATAAATTGCTATATATTCATACGTCGTAAAAAATTCTCGCGCGTACTTTGTGTGTTTTTTTTATTTTGTAACTTTTGTTCCCCAAAAATCACTTTTTTTTTTTATTTTTTATGATTTTATAATATTATTTTATTATTTATATATTATAGTTGCATTTATTATCATTATTTTTATTATATTATATTTTACATCATATATATTATTCTAATGTTATTGTTATAATTGGAATGCTAATAATATGTGCAAAGTATATACATTAAAAATATAATATTACAATAAATTAGCATCAGTATAATATGATAATATAATAGCTATAAGTGCAATAATTAGTGCAAAGTATTAAAGTTAATAATATAAAAAAGAAGATATAAATAATTATAATAATATAAAAATATAGTATAATATATATTTATATAGTATGCCATTTCAGTGTGAAGAATGTAGAAAAATGTTTAAATCATCTTATTTACTAAATAGACATAAATCAAATAAACGTAATTGTACAGGTTCAAATATAATTAAAACTAGTTATGAATGTGAAAAATGTGGATATACTACATATTATAAATCACATTATGATAAACATACTTCACGTAAAACTATGTGTAATATAAAAAATGATGTAAATGAAATGAATGAATTGAAAGCTATAGTAACAGATTTAAAAAATACAATTAAAAGTCATAAAGAAACAATCAAAAGTGAAAGAAAGACAATTAATTATAATTTTATAGTTAATAATTTTAGTAATGCATTAAATATAGAAGATTGTTTAAATAAAGATATGATTACTAATGAAATTATACAAAAATGTGAAAATTTAAAATTAAAAGATGGTGGAACATATATAGTTGATGTATTATGTGATATAAATCCAACTATTCGACCTATACATTGTACTGATAGTAATAGACATAAATTTATAATAAGAACAGAAGATACATGGAAATTAGATGGTGGAGGAGACATAATAAAATCACATATTAAGCCAGTTGTAGCAGGAGTATATAATAATATATATGGGGAAAAGTTAAAAACAGAACAAACACGAGAAGATAGATTAATTGTATTGGACAATTTGAAAGACTTAATGAGTGCTAATATTGATAAACAATGTAATAATATTATACATAACTGTGCCGAAAAATTTGCTGTTAAAAAAATAGATGACAATACATTGACAGATAATATACTAAATATTGTGGACGAATAAATACAAAATAAAAATATTTATTTATCACGTATTTATAAAAAATAGTTGTTCAGATTAATAAAATAAATAAAATAAATTTAATAAATATAATTAATAAGTTATATTTATTGAATAATTATAAATCCATTCGTGCATCACGTTTTGTATTGATTTTGCGATATGAAATCAAACGTGGTGATGATATACTTTCAGAAACATCATTACGACCATTTTTGCCACCAGTACTTGATAATGATGATGAAGAAGTTTCAGATAAAGGAACAAAATTGTCTGGTAATTTAGTGCTTTTCTTAGTTCCAGGTATTTTGACTTTTTCTACTTTATTTTTAAAATCATTTGATTCTACTTCCAATATTTTTTTAATATCATCATCATTTAATAAATCTTCATCTTCATCTTCTTCATCTTCTTCATCATCATCGTCATCATATAAATCATTTTCACTAGAATCACTACTTTTATCAGATTTTGCTTTTTTTTGAGCTTTTTTACTTTTTGGCCCAAATAATTGTTTTTTGGCTGTGTCATCAGTTAAAGATGAACTATCTAGTAATTTTTCTATTTGCTTTCCTTCATCTGACGAAGAAGTATAAAAAGTGTCATCAATAAAAATAGGTGCATCTGATTCACTTTGACCACTTCCGCCTATTGATGTTGGTGATTCTGATGTTTTTAAATAAGTTTTCAAGGATTCGAAATCAAATGTAGATTTAGATTTAGATTTACCACCGCCATTTAATATATTATTATTTATATTTGCCATTTTATCAATACTTTCATTTCCCATTATAAAATTAATTGTTTCTGAAGTTAAATCATCTATCTTTGGTTTTCCACCTGATTGATTATTAATTTTATTAACGATTGCATCAGCAATACGATTAAAATATTCACTAGTATCCGGATTAGTATTATTGCCACCTGATTGTTTAATAGGTATTGTATCAGAAAAATCAATTTCTATCATTTTTTTATTTTTTTCTGATCCGCCTATAGATGTATCAGAAAAGTTAATTTCAATAAGTTGTGAATTATCAGGTTTCATAAAAATATTGTTATACATATAATATATATGTAATTAGAAAAAAGTTATATTAATAATAGTTAATTTTAAATAAAAATGACAATAAATAAATTATATATTAAATTAATATGGAAAGTTATATAATTATTATTTTACTAGCAATAATAATATTATACAAATATTTAAATGTTTCTGAAATTGTATATGAAAAATATATAGATGAAAATAATAATATTAAAAAATATTTAGTACGTAATATGCCAGATAAATTTGATGCAGTAAAAACATTAGCTTTTATAGAAAAGATGTTATATAAATTAATAAAAATTTTATTATATGATAATGAATGTAAAACAAATAAAGAAATGTATTCCTATGTAAATACAATAAATGATAAATTACCAAGCGTTGAAATACAAGAAACCCCTGCAGATAGTAAATATACATCATATAGTGTAAATAAAGGTGAATTATTGGTATTTTGTTTGAGATCTAAAGAAACATTTAAAATACATAATATAAATGAATTATTATATGTGGCAATACATGAAATAGCACATATAGGATGTCCAGAAGTAGGACATACTGATTTATTTTTTAAGATCAATACATATTTGTTAAAAAAAGCAATTAATTACAATATATATAAATATATTGATTATAGTAGAAATAATAAAGAATATTGTGGAATGATATTAACAACTAATGTAGCAACGTAAATTAATATATATTATTATAAATAAAAAATAAATGTTTATAATAATTTAGTGAAAATAATATATAGTTAAATATTAATTTGTATGGACACACCGATTAAAGTAATATGGAAAATAAAAAATAAACACGGTAAAATTAATTATTTATTATTGATATTTGTAGGGATTTTAGGTGTTAAATTTAATAAAATTTTTAAAAAAATTAAAAATATAGATTTATTTGATACATTAATTATATTAACCCAAAATGAGATTAAATTATTAGAAACAAATTATGGTAATTATTGGTATAGATGTTTTCATTGTGCTGAGCATATAAATAATCAAATTAATAAAATTAAGAATACAAAATCAAAATACAATGATTTGATAGCTAAATTTGGTGAAGAATGGATAAAACTACATATAGATAATTATGAATTTATCAATCGTACTACATATAATTATGCAGCTGTTATTAAAAAATTACGTGAAAATAAAAATATAATTATTAGGCAAAATGAAGTTGAAGATGATGGAATTGATAATAATTTTACAAGTAGTCAATCATTGAAATTAATTAATGTTGATAATAAAGATTTAGTAGGTGGAACTAAAAATACATTATTAAGTAATGAGTTAGATATATCTAATTATATAAATGATATAGATGATATATATATTCCAAATAAAAATATATATAATAATTATATAGGAGGAGAAATATCAAACGATAATGATAATGATAATGATAATGAAAATGATAATGATTATTATAGTGATCATAGTGTTAATGAAGATATAGATGAACAAAATACAGAAGATGCATCTGACATAGAGGATGTATATGATCAAAATAATAGTACCAATGAAAATGATGAAAATGATGAAAATGTAGTATTATATGACGAAGACACAATAGATATAAAAGATATAGATGAAAATGTAAGTGACACAAGTAAGGAAATCAATAAAATTTTAAATACAGATAATGAAAGATGGATGTATATGATGGCTGATTTTGATGATTCATTACATGATGTAATATATGATATACAATTGAAAGATAGTTATAATAAAGTATTTATATATAATCAGTATATATTTATGGATGATACAATATCGAAAATAAAGCAAAAAATATGTGGTGGAATTAAACAAGATAAAATTTTTAATAAAGAATTGGAATATTTATTACCATCGAGAATATATTTATGGTCAAATTATGAGTATGAACAGATAGAAAATATGAAAAAACATATAAAATATGATAAAATTATGTTAGGACAAAAATGGTTAAAAAAAAATGATTTACTACTTATTGATATTGAACCAAACAATAATATACATATTTATGAAACTTTAAAAGGCAATTTACGTAATTTAAAAGATAGTATGATGAAATATGGATCTAAAATAAAAAAAGAAATAAATGATACATATATATTAGAAGAGTATAGTGATTATATAACAAATAATGAGATATATATGGTGGATATATATCATGAATTAGGTATTGCATATAATCAAAATGAAGACTACCTAAAAAATTTATATATTGCTTATGTAAAAATATATTATAATTTATCAATAGATGAATTTAGACGTATAATAGATGTATTAAATAATAAAAATAAAAATGAAATAATATTAATAAATCAGGAATTCAAGACAATAGAGAATGATTTATTGATGGAAAATAGGATAACAAATATATTTGAGGAATTAACAGAAAAATCATCAGAATATATAGATATATTTAGGGATAATTATATAACTCACGTTGTAATTATAGTTAATTTACAATTTAATGATACATCCAATACAAATAAAATAAATCTTAATAAAATAGTTGATAATTTTGTTATTAATGAAGATTATCCATTTTTGCAATATCAACAAATGGATGGGTCATATATATTCGCATTTGATCAAAATCAAAATATAGATACACAAACAGCAATACAATCAAAATGGTTTGAAACATTTCCATTTGGAATAAGTTTTAAGATAAAAATGGATCAAAAAGTAGGGGAAGATGTGAAATATATATCAGTTAATTTAAATAATTCTGGACAAATAAATTATAAAGCACAATGGAAAGAAGAAGACAAAGCAACAATTGAAGATGTATATATAACATATCCATATATAAGGAATTTATTAATGAAATTGAATATAGAAAATGATAAAATACAATTTACAATTCCAAGAAATGAAAAATTTAAATTTGCATTTATAAATACTATACAACAAATTAATATGCCAAATAAATATAATATAGATCACAATGAATTTTCAGAATTTGCACGTTTAGCATATCCATATATGGCAATTGTTATTGAACCTAAAAAAAGATTATCTCAATTAAAAGTGAAAAATAATATAACTTCAAAAGCTGGATTTTATGGTAGATTTAAAAGGCAATCTGGATATGAAGATGAAAGTAAAATAGAACAACGCATCATAACAATTTTACGTAATTATGAATATAATGAAAAAATAATAATAGATAAGATAACTGAACAATTTAATATAACAGATAAATATGCTTTAAATATGCTTCAATTAATTAAAACTAAATATCCACAATTACGAAAATCACGTAAAATACTTAAATCTTTAGATAGAATGCCTAAATATAAACCACCTGGTATTGACGTAAATATTCAAGGCAAATTAATTGAAAATTATAAAGTAAGAATATCTGGTGCTCGTAGTAATAAACAATTACTAATTATCACTACTTTTATGAAAAAACTGATATATTTATACATACAAATATACAAACTTAGGAATAAAAATTATTTAAGTTTAAAAGATGAACTAAAAAACTTAACTAATATTGCAAAACGCCGACATAAAGTAGAAGATATTGTAAATGCAGTTGATACCCCTATAAAATTAGTAAAACAAATAACAAAATTAGACAAAGAAAGATTAGCATATAAACCAGGTGAAAATCAAAATCAATGGACCCGTAATTGCCAAAATTCAGGCGGTAAAAATAGACGACCAATTGGTTATATTGAATCAAATTTAGATGATATGATAAAGTTAGGTTATAAATTTAATACAAAAACAAATGAATATGAAAGAATAGTTAAAACAAAAGTTGGATCTAAAACAAAAGAAGTAAAATTAAAAGCAGCACAATTAAATACATCAAATGGACCTATATATTGGACATGTGGGCCAGAAGAAAATAAAGAATTTATGTATATAGGATTTTTATCTAAATCACAAAATCCAAATAGTTTATGTGCACCCTGTTGTTTTAAAAAAGATCCATCTATAGCAAATAATAAAGAGAAAAGGGAATACCATATGAAATGTATAGGTAAAGCACTAGAAAATACAAATACAAATAAAAAATTAGGTGATAAATTATATATTTTACAAGATTCATATAGCACACAAGAAGGTCGTTTTAGTTATTTACCCAAATATTTAGATTTTTATTTTAATACTTTATTAAATAAAACAATGAATTTAAAATTAAACTATTTACAATCTAGTAGTACAGGATATTTTTTTAAATATGGTAGTGTTCAAAATAATTATTCATATATTAATGCTATTGCCAGTATTTTTAATAAATCATTTGATGAATTAAAACAATCTATCATAAATGCATTGACTACTAAAAATAGTAATATAAATACACAACGTTTCACTTATTTAAATAAAGGAGATATAAAAACACGTTTTGGAACTATTAATAATTATTTAAATTATATAAATACCAGTTCCACTCTAAAACATGATATGGTTGATGATATATTATGTATTCCAGGTATTTTATATGAATATGGATTAAATACATTTATTTTCGAAAAACGTATAATTATAGATACAAATGCTATTAACGAAAATAAAGATAAATTAATGGATGATTATGTATTATTATGTAAATATACTGAAAATATAGAAGATATATTAGATAGTAAACGCTTAAATATTTTTATATTGAAAGATACAAACAATTATTTTCCAATAATAATGGCTATAAAAAAAGAATCAAAAAATATAGATTTAATTAAACTATTTAAATATGAAAATGCAGAAAATAATATCGTAAAACATGTATATAAATATTTTAATATAAACTGTAGCAAAATTGCTGTTGAACATATTAAAATTGATAATGCAAATATAACTTATAATAAATTATTAACTATGGAAAAACATTATCATCCCATCAAACAAATTATTGATAAACGTAACAAATGTATATATCTTATTACACCAGAAAATATAATGATACCAGTACTACCATCTGGTATAGTATTAAATTTAGAAATAACTGAAATTTTACAATTAAACACTTTACAATACAGTATAAAAAAATTAATGGAAATAATAAATAATAACACTTCCATTAATATTAAAATATTGGGATTTATATATGATCACTCAAATAATAATAAAAACGAACAACAACATATAGATGCATCAGAAACTCTAGATAAAGAATCTTTATCTGAAGTTTCTGATGTTAAAGAAGAATTTGTACAATTAAATAAAAATACATTATATCATATTATAGGTATAATGGTAGATAATGGTATTAATTTACCTATTATTCCTATTGATATAATATATCATGAATTAGTACAAATAACTACTACTAATAAAATTAAATATTTCTATATGGAAAAACAATCTTTATATGATAAAATTGATATTGAAATTGCAAAAGGTAAAACAAATCAAATAGTAGATAATAGAATTTTGTATGTTAATAAAGAATTGTATGAAGTAGAAAGTTATGAATTATTTAGAATGGAATTCAGTAATTATTTACAAGATCATCCTAATATAAAAAAATATATTGAAAATATTATAAATGATAATAAATATGATAAAGATAGTAAAACCGAAAAAATAAAAAAATATATATATAAAAGTTCCAATAAAGAAATGTATGATGTATATTTAAAATCATTGTCTAATATAAATGATAATACTGACTTAACAAATACTATATCATATGATGGAGGATCATTAAATATATCTATAAATAATAATATACAGTCTACTTTTGTAGTTATTAATAATGATAAAGATGATATTAAAAATATAAATAATTATATTATTAAAAATAATCGATCGCTATGCAAAACAAATCAAGATAAAACAAGTTGTAATAATAATATACATTGTGGTTGGGAAAATAATACATGTAAAATATCATTAAGTAAAGAAAAATTAGCAATGTTTATCAATAAAACTATTGAAGAAATGATTGTTAATACACTCAAATATAATGAAATTATGCAATTTGATAATTTCCATGTTCAAGATATAATAGATCCAAATAGATATAAAATAATAGGTAATAGAAAAATTATAAAAACAATTAATCCAAATATGCAAAAAATATTAAAAGAAATATTTGGGGCAGATAATATTCCTAATATTGGAATAAAACGTTTAATGCGTTATGCAAAAATAGTATCTAAAAGTGTAATTGATAATCCACTTGAAAAATCGGAAAAAGTATATATACAAATTATAACTAATAATAATTCTATTTATAGAGCATATGTGAATAGCTTCTATTGGATAAAAAATGATCTAACAGAAACTACATATAGAAATTTAGGATATTATAGTATTTTACAAACTGATTTAGTTAATTTATTTAAAAGTTTTATTATTGATTATTTATTAAATAAAAAACGAACACGTAAAATGATAGAAGATGTAAAAAAAATAATATATTTTACTGATGAATCTGTAAATTTATATTTACATCATTTTAGTAAATCATTGGTTCCTCAGTATTGTGGTATAATTGATTTATATATTTTAAATCAAATACATCATATACCTATTGTTATTTATAATATATATGATTTACCTATTGTAATTATTGATAATGGATTTAAATATATACAATTTAATGATATTGTAATTGGATCAAATGATATTATTTCTAATTATACTGATAATAAAACATACATTAATATAAAATATGCTATATCAAATATATCATTAAATTCCATAATAAATACTGTATATTCTGTATATTTTATTTAATTATATATAAAAAAAATATATTTTTTTATATATTATGTAGTTATGATACCAAATAACTCTATTAACAAAAACAATATTTTAAACTTATTAATTGTTAATCAACGTAAAAATATACCATATAATTTACGTTTAGATATAGATGATATAATACGTATAATTAATCATATAGATACAAATCCATTTGATACAGATAATTGTTGTATATGGCAAGGTGTTGTAACATATAATTTGGATAAATTGCCTATTGTTAATTTTTATTTAAAACATAAAAAAAAAGCATTACATCGGTTGTTATATATAAATTATGTTAATGATTTGCCAAATAATACATATATTAGACATATTTGTAAAAATAAAGGCATATGTTGTAATATTAATCATATAGAATTATGTAATAAACTTAAATCACCAAACAAGAAATCATTAAATAATAGTACCTGATGTATCTTTTATACCAATAGCTAAAGAAGCATATGCTTCTTTACCTGAGGTTCCCGTGGTATCTATGATACCGAAAGCTTCTCCTTTACCACTAAATAAAATAATATATATTTAATATATATTATTTTATATTTTTAAAAATATCCTGATGTAAAATCTGCTTTCTTTAATTCTTCTAATGTAAACGTTTTTCCATTATATATACCATCTTCTAAAGTTAATGTTTGAGGTATATTATATATATCTTTTATTAATTGATTTCCACGTTTATCTAAAAGTTGCAATTTTATACGGTTTTGTGTGTTTGTTGATATTAAATAAAATTCTCCTTGCGATGAACCATTATACTTTTGCCTACCCATTAAATAATATGTATCTGCATTCGAATCATCTTTAACTAATGCTAATGGTCTATATGTATCTAGTGATCCACGTGTAGGATAATTAAATGCCCCTAATTTATTAAATACCATATCTGCAGTAGGACGTTCTGTTCTTGATAATGGAGGATATAACATATCATTTGTAACACTATTATCTCGTAATTTAACTAAATCAACTATATCTACTGCTTGTAAAGCATTTAATTCTTGAGATATTTGTTGTGTAGGTGTAGTTTTGACTGTTGCCAATTTATGTTCCAGTTCTGCTATTTTATTTGTTAATTCGGCTTTAATATCATATTTATTATTTGTGTCTATTTTATTATATAATTTATCATATATTACAAAAATAATTATAATTATTAT